TTCAAATAATCTTGTTGTGTGACACCAATGTTACCATCACCGCCAATGTCATTGAGTGATGAACCAGCAGAAACTTTGTTCCGTCCGAAGTTACCAGACACACGCCCAGTTGTTCTCAGTTTAGGACGAATCTTTGAGAGGTTAGAGTAAGTCATTTGAAACTCACATTCACGCTGACAACTTTTGCCTTAGGATTTCGCGCAAGTGCAGTCTCTCGCGCATCTTTTGGGTTGGTTGCTTGTACTTCTTCCTTGAAGACTTTGCCACCAACGTATAATTGAACGATGTACTTCATGATTCGATGTAATAGTTGTGAAACTCAAAATCTTCAGGTAGTTTAGCAGTTGCTGCTGCCAAACATGATGCCATCACTGATACGATTTCTCCTGTGTCGTAGTTACCAAACACAAAGAGTTTCGGTGTCATGTTCATAATCAGTATTCTTTGCGGCAAAAGTGTTGGATGAGAAGAACATTTGCTGCTCCCATGATGTAACCGAGCAGGAAGAGAATACCAGTTACCATCATTTTTTGATTACGTTGCTAAGAAAGTTAATCAACAGAAGTACACCAAACACTTGCAGATAAGTGACAGAAACGCCAATCATCAGTGCAAGGATGGAATAAAGAATAGCAGCAAAGATTGCCTCAACAATAATTACTCCAAGAATTGTCCCAAACTCAAAGAGTGCTTCTTTCTTTTCAGGAGAGATAGTCATTGGCGTTGGTTGTCTCAACACAGATACAATACAAGGTTCTGAGCGCAGTGCCAGAACCTTGTGCCAGTTATTCAGGTGTCACACTCAGGGGAGATAACTGAAATGTGAACTATCTTTTTTCTTTCCCTTTCTAATGTCTGCTAAATCTTTTTTTCTTTCGTCTGCAGTTCGATGTGCTCCTCTTCTCTCATAATCTGCATGTGTACCAGTTAAACCACTTCTTGCAGTTCTTACTTCTCTCTTTTGTGCGACAGACAATCCAGCGTCTACCTTTGCTTCATCAATTTCAGTTTCTTCTTTGTTCATTAACTGTCGGGCAAGTTCATTTGCTCTTCTCTGTTGACTTTTATAAAGTTCCTGTCTTGCAGCGGAACTTGCTTGTGCAGTGTCACGATCTGCTACTGTTTTGATTTTACTGCGAATTGTATTTGCTTGTCTGCGCTTTTTAGCATCTGGAGAATTGCTCAGGACTTTTGCTCTTCTTTCTGCTTTTTCTTCACCAGTTCTTCCCGAATATCTAAAATCTCCTGCTTGGCGGGTAACAGGAACTTTTGCTTCACAAATACCCATAAACTCCTCAAAAGTTCTTGCTCTAGGATTATAGTATGGATTTACATCAGATCTATACTGTGTTCCACCAACATTCTTACCAAGATGCTTTTCCATTCTTCTCTTCTTCTCAAGTTCATATTGTTGTTTTGCAGTTCTTGGTTTAGGAATTGGTTTGCCAGTGATTCCTACGACAGTTTTATCTTTTGCCATTTTACAACTTGTTTTTTAGGTATTTATGAAAAAACCACCCGAAGGTGGTTTGATAATTACCAGTTTTTAGCAAGAGTAAAGTTCATTCGACTAAACTCATCACGATTCACAATTTTATATGAACCAAACTCATTGTGCATCACATATCCTTCATGATCGCTCAGTTTGCCATCAGTCTCACAAGTAATGTCAGTGTCGGATTGAATGTAGAAGAACATATCCATCTTGATAGACTCTACAAGTTTCCACAAACGCATCAAGTTAATGTCAACATCATAATTTTCTGCAATTTCATGCTCGTCAACCTCCTTACCCTCACGAATGTAGGAATTGATAACTTTTTTGAGTTCTTTTGCTTGTTTGTCATTCACAAAGGTGCAAAGTGTGCTCATTTGCCTTGCAAACTTACAGAAATCCTCAATATCCTCACGATAAGGGCAGATAGATGCTTCGGGTTGAACAAACAGGCATTGTTCAGTGCTCTTAAGTTTCTTCAGAAGAGGAGCAGCAAACATATCGCGGAGATCATTACCACCAACATAGAAAGTATGTGGTGCTACAATGATGTCTTGTTTGATTACCTTCTGGAACTTGTAAGTGATGGTATTCGGTCGGTAAGTATCAGAACCACCAAAACCAATAACATCACCTTGAATGACACCACTGATGCGAGGTAGGCAATCAAAAGCAAGATGCAGAATGTTTGCAACTTTACCTTCATGGTTCTTATCAATTTCTTCATGAGAATGATTGATTTTGATTTTTACTTTGTTGAAAACAGATTTAGTTCCCACAAACCATTTGCCATTTGCAGGATTAGTTCCCCACACAATCGCAGGGGCACCATCCATCTTCACACTGATATTAGAATCAGCAGTGAACCAATCAAGAACAGAAAGATCGCCAGTCAGGATGGTGTCTTCAGGATGCTCAAGGTGAAGATTTTTAGACATTGGTGTTTGAATCACAGGTTTATCATAAAGCAAAAAAGGGAACATGTGAGTTCCCTTGTGCCAGTTATTTAATTGTCTTCTTTCAGTTTGTCTTGGGCAGATTTGCTTATCTTGCAAACCATGTCATTATCATAAAAGTATTTTACTCGTTCACGCCTTGCTTGTAGTAAGAGTTGGTAGGATTCTGATTGTTCTCGCGTAAAGACAAAATCTTGACGACGCCAAGCATCTTTCAGTTCGTTAAGATGAGGAAGAACATTTACAGTGTCAGTCATTTCAATAATCGTAGTTGGATTTCAGAAAGGAATTGAAAGTTTGCTCATCATCTTCGACTTCATCAAAGAGTCCATCATAAGATGCTTCTGCGAAATCAAATCCAGCAGTTTCTTCGATTTGGAAATAATCAAAGTCGTCCATGAAGTTTTCCTCGATTGAACAAAACTAATTTAGGATAATTTGAGAGAAAAATCAAGCATCCTGTGCCACTATTGCATCTGGCACATGGTACTTAGACGATTGCGAAGTTGAATTATATCTTTTTCATCCAGTTCATCAACACAATTAACTGGTGCAAACTCATTCAAATTAACACTGCCATCATTATAGATGGGAGCAAAATACAACTCATCACCATCTTCCTGAGAAAGAGTATAAACACAGGAATGGTTGTCGTTGATGTAGAGAATCATGAGAAATCTCAGGAACAAAAGTAATATAGGGCAAATTGGAGCACTTGTGTAGATATATGTGTCAGTTACTTAAGTGTCCACTCAGCGAGACAAAATTGCTTTCATTCTTGCAAGTTTTGCTGCTTGTTGTGTTCTCGCTTCGGCACCTAGTTCTTGATGAACATGTTTAATATGTGCAGTTTTTTGTGATGCTTGACGCCTTGCAACTTGTTGACTGTATAGGTTAGGTTGCATTGTAGGAGTTTGCTCTGTCTGCAATTCTCTTTTAATTTCTTTTTTTAGTTGTTCCCTTTCTGCTGCTGATTGTTGCTTTTCCTTTTGTGCCGCTTGATAATCAGCAACTCTTTCTTTTTGTGCCGCAACTTGATCCAATTGCCTTTGGCGAAGTTGTAATCTTCTTTGCTCAATGTTTTCGGAGAATTGCGTAAATGTTTTCATTATAGCAGTGTTTTTGACTATTTAGTTTTACTCAAACTCAAAAGGTTTATTACTTACTCTTCGTGGTGGAGTATGATATTCTGGAATCTCAAAAGAATCCACAGGTTTCTCTACTGTGGTATTATCATTCCAGTGTCGCACAACACCAGCAACAATGAAAGCATTAGTAATCAAATAAGTAGCAAAAATAAAAGTTCGGATAAGTGCTACCTTATCCGATTCTTTATCACATTTGCTTGCTTTCTCTCCAAGTGCTTTCGCCCACCATCTCCAGGCAGTTTTCTTCTTCATGTTTTGATTTTCTTGATTTGACATACTCTAATTCTTTCCACTGACAATGATAACATAATACAAGAACTCTTTCATTTCGATGTAGGGCACATGCGCGATAGTTGTCTTTATTTTTGGGGCGAACTAACACTTCAATGGTAATGTATTCCTTGTCTTTGAAATACACCCAACCCTCAACATCTTTAGTCCATTTTACATAATCATTGATTTGTGGTTCGTATTTCATTTACATAAATGCTGCTTCTAATGGTGTTTGTTTAATTGGCATCGAAGTATAATTTCTTGTATTTTTAAAGTCAACTTCTTTACCAACAGTAGAACTATTTACAGGACTAAAGTATCTACACTTTTTGTAGTCGTAGAATCCCCAGATACATTTAACATGCTTACCCAAATTGTAATCAAACTCACGGTCATAATGCAACCAAATAGAAAAGACGTTACGCTTGAATTGCTCAATTTCATAGTGCATATTTTTGGGTGGTTTGTGAGTAAATGATGGAATCAAATCAATGGAAAGTTTCATTAGCAGTCATAAAACTTGTCTTTTGACATATACTCAATTTGTTTTTGCAGTTGTGAGATTTCGTGCTCTTGTTCTGCAATTTTCTTTTGCAGTTGTTCAATACGTTCTTGATACCGCATTTTCAATTCAAACACCATTTTATTGGTGTGAGAAACATGTTGAGTCATAATCAAGTTGTGAAGGATTCGACTACTTCAGATTCTACATCTTCTGCAAGAGCAAATGTTGGAGCGTTAAGAATGTTTTCTTTCAAATCGCTGTAATATTTCTCATAGAAATTACCATCATCATCAGCAGAAATGAGATCAAAACATTCATCATCATCTTCAGCAATTACATTCCATAGTCCGCCATATTCACTGGAAGGAAAGGGAACATAGTGTTGAACGATGTAAAGAAACTTTTGTGCCATTTGTCTTTGAAAATTACCTTTTAAGTTTAGAGTCAGTTTGTCAGATTGTCAACATCATCATCGCCAGAAGTTACAAGAAACGCAAAACCAATCGTGATAAGAGAACCAATCCCTACGCCAAGTAGAAAAGTCATCAATAAAACTCCGCAAGATAATAATCAACAGTAACTTCTAGACGCGATGCCTCCGCTTCGACTTCCTTCCAAAAGTCTTCCGCTGCTTTATCCATTTCTGCTTTTTTGATTAAATCTTTGAGACGTTTTGGAATCATTTGGATTTCTCCCTAAGTTGGTTTTCTTCTTTTGGATACATTACCCTATAGTAATATACCATAAGAGATGAGATAAAAGCAACCAAGGCAGAATAGATTGCTATACCAATTCCAATACTCATTTCATTTGTTGAACTGATTGTTGTCTATAGTATGCTTTGAACATTGCATCATCACGTTGAATTAGAAAGATGTTCCAACCAACCATAGCAAGAACACCTAATGCAACTACTGTAATGTACTTACGATTCACTTAGAAGAACTCCCAGTGTTTTTGAAAATCATATTAGCAAGAGCCACGATGGCAAGGTTTTGCCAGAAGGTCAAGGATACATTAAACCAAGACAAAATCAATCCAAGTAACCACGCTTCAAAGAAAAGAGAAGCAACAACAATGATGATTGCAAAAAAAGCAACACCAAAAGAGGTAGAAGTTTTCATCGGTTAATCTCAACAGTTGATTTCAGCAGTTCAAGGTTTTTCTTGTTGTTATGATAGTTGATTACAATGTCTGCGACACAATAACCAAAGGCAAATGCTGCCATAATCGTAGTAATCATAATACTTCAGAGAGATTCAACTTGATTGAGCAAGAGTTCGATTTGTTCTTCAGATTGATAACCGATAATATCATCGGCAACAGAAGTATCATAACATAACTGATAATCCCCATCAACACCTTTCAGAACTGCTGCTTCATACAGTCCATCATCATAACCATAAGAATACATATGTTTTACCACAGATAATCCATATCCATTCGGAAAGAAACGGATTGCTTGAATACCATCGTGAGCAAACTTATGTCTTTGAAAATCAAGTTGAGAAAATTTCATACTGCAAGTGCTCCAGAGGGGATTTCAACAACTTCAGGGAGTTTGGTGTCATCAAACCGATTCATATTATAGCATACCCACTCACCATTACGAAACACATACGCATATTCTTCACTATTATCAGGAAGAAGATACTCACAGAGATTAGCATCAAGGCGAGGAGGGCAATCTTCGCCACGCTGAGAATAATACAGCGGACCTTGCTCTACAGTTTCATTGCGGAAACCCGCATTAGTCCAAGGAGAACTCATATCTCCCCCATCAATCAGTTCAGCAACTTTATCTTTGGTGGTATAATGAGTGCGAAGGATGCGACCCATCCACTCAGGATAACCATCCCAGTGTGCGTATGCAGAGAGAATAGAACCATCAGCAAGTTCAAGGCCGAGGCGAGAACGAGTTGCCATGATAGTGAAGTGTTTTGTGGAGAGACAACCTCTGTGCCTCATGAACTTAAGATAGTGCATCCAACAGTGGATTGCTAGTCTCGGTGGACGGTTCAGCAACCGTCACACGCTTTTCAATCCTGCGAGTGCAAATATCATAGTATTTTTCATCAATTTCAAAACCAACATAATTTCTGTTAGTTTCAATACAACATACAGCAGTAGTTCCTGCTCCCATGAAAGGATCTAGAACTAAATCACCTTCATTACTCCATGTAAGGATGTGATCTTTTGCTAGTGCTTCTGGATACATAGCAGGATGTTCAAAAGCAAACTTATCTTTTGTGGTATATCCTGCTCCTGTGTTATATTTCCAGATATTGTTGCGCGGGGAAAACTGGGGGGTGGGTTTCTGCTTGCGCTCAATCAGATTTCCATCTTTATCCCTATATGTGCCTTTGCCCCAATTTGTCCAACCCGCCCATTTATTTTCTTTATCGCAGATTAGGTTGGCAGTCTTAGGTTTAGTATCTTTAGATAGAATAAACATATATTCAAAGATTTGAGAATATCTGTTACTATCAGCACGGGCAGGAAATGAAGCACCATTCTTCTCATATATCATTGTATCATGCAACTTAAATCCCAAGTCCATGAAATAAAGCGCCTGGCGAAAAGAACTGCCAGTCTCGCTAGATTTAATGACAGCATCGCCAACAACCC